GGTAAACTAAGGAGAGCACTCCATAGATCAAACCGTGGAGATAAAAAGATCAAAGGTGATAAGTCACAGTATGTTGAGACTGAATCCATGCAGTATGAAGCAAAGGTAGATAAGGGAATACCAGATTACAAGAGAGCAACTAAAAGAGATGAAAGATATGGTAATCCTCATGGATCACTTGCATTAGGTGGTGGTATCAGAAAAGATAGAAGAGCAGATCATGAAGCTAGAAGAGGTGTCAAGAAAGAAGAAGTTGAGATGACTCGTAAGGCATATAATAAACTTCATAAAGATTTTAAGAGTGATGATCCTAAGAACCCTAGGACTACAAAGTATGTGCCAGGTAAAGGTACAGTCTCAATGCCTGTCAAGTTTGTTGATGAAGAGGTAGGACTTGAAGAGGAAAGGTCAGCACGTAAGATGAATGTGAGGACTAAGAAGACTATTGGAGCTACTATTGAAAAGAATGCTGCAGCAGAAGCAAAGAGAAGGGCAAATAAAACTGGTGAGTATGCAGAGAAACCTAAGAAGAAACGTTCTTTGAAGAAACCATCTCAACTTACTAGAGTTGTTGATAGTCCTAAACCTGCACCGAAACCAAAGGCAGCGAAGAAGACTCCTGTAACTAAGGCTACTACAACTAAACCTGCACCGAAGCCTAAGGCTAAGAAGGTGACACCTAAGAAGACTCCAATCACTAAGGCAACTGTAACTAAACCAGAACCTAAGAAGAAGAGTACCAAGAAACCAGCTGCAATGAAGAAGGCAGTTGAGAGGAAGAAGGAAGTTATTAAACAACCAGAGAAGAAGGCACCTGAGAAGAAGACAGGAACTAAATCATTCAAGGATTTCTATAAGCAGGGTGTTAAACGTCATCGTAAAGCAACTCAAGCTGGTAGAGTATTTGCTAAGGGTGCAGTCCAAGGTGCTAAGAAAGCAGTTAAGTTCGCTAAAGATGTGAAGAAGGCTGTGGTTGGTGAAGAGTATATCGTTGAGAATAAGGTTAAGAAGGTTGCTTCTATGATTAAGAATCTTAGAAAGAAACCTGATTCCTTGGGGAAGAAACCTTCAATGGATAAAATAACCACTAAACTTCATACGTGGAGAAAGGACAAGGAGAAGGATGAAAAAAGAAAGTATGTTAATGATATTTTCCAATAGGATTGACAAAGACAATTAATGTGATATAGTGTTAACATAATATTATTTGATTTGTGACTCTGAAATTTATATTTGACATCGATGGTACTCTTACTCCTAGTAGGAAGCCAATCGATTTGGAATTTCTTAAATTCTTCTATGACTTCGTTCGAGAGAACGAGGTCTATCTTGTTACAGGGAGTAATAGAGAGAAAACTATCGAACAGATAGGACTTTCTTTATATTGTTCTGCCAAGAGAGTATATAATTGTGCAGGCAATGATGTGTATGAAGGTGATATACATTTCTATCAGACAGAATTTGAATTAAGACAGGAGTGTAGGAATTTCTTACAGGATGAATTAGACTATAGTGTGTTTCCTGTAAGGACTGGTACTCATATAGAAGACAGACCTGGCTGTGTTAATTTTAGTATCCTTGGAAGGGGTGCTACCTTTGAAGAGAGAGATGAATATAAGAAGTGGGATCAGGATAGGGATGAGAGAGTAGATATTGCCACACGATTTAATGATAGGTTCCCAGATCTATATGCTTTCGTTGGTGGTGAGACTGGGATAGATATATCTACAAAGGGTGCAGATAAGAGTCAGATATTGAGAGACTTTAAAGAAGGTGAGATGGATATAAGATTTTTTGGTGACAGGATGGATGAACATGGTAATGATTATCCATTAATGAAAGCCATTGACAAGGGTAATTATGGATACTCAATCCAAGTCAAAGATTATAATGATGTTTGGCAAATGTTAAAAATGGGTATTAGATAACTAGCATACATAGGAGTATATGAAATGAAAATTATGGGATGGACACCACCACAAAGACCAGCGTGGGTGAAGGCTTATATGAGAATGCCTGGACATACAAGGGTACAGCTTTTACTTCTGACGATATTGGCGACTTCTTCGGTTACGTCTACTGCATTACAAATCTCAAGTCGGGCAAACGGTACATTGGGAGGAAGTACTTCCAACAGCATCGAAAGCCTAGAGGTAGCAGACGCAAACGGACGAGTGAAAGTAACTGGAAGACATACTACGGAAGTTCTAAAGAACTTAACGAAGACAGGAAACTTCTGGGGAATAGTTCCTTCAAAAGAGAAATCATCTCCCTCCACAGAACAGGCGGAAAAGTAAACTACGAAGAGACTAGACAACTCTTTTTAAATAACGTACTGACAGAAGCCCTTGACAATGGGGAACCTGCATTTTATAATAGTAATGTTCTCGGACGTTATTACAAGAAGGATTACTTTGATGGATTTTCAGATAGGCAAGACTCATGAAGAGGTGATGCTTGAGTACATCATTGATAGATTACATCTACTTGTTGACGAACAAAGGTATGAAGATGCTATAGCATACTATGAAGAACATTCTGAATTGTTTAGATCATGATTAATGAGGAAGAGTACCTACAAAAAGGTGCTGAACTTATTAGAGACCATGAAATAACTTTAACTGAAGAGGGTATGTTAGATCTTCTTCAGATTAAGTATAGATGGCCAGAACCAGCGATTGAAGTTATTAATCAAGTTGGTAATACATCTAATGGTTTCTTTGATCAAAGGAAGTTTTTAATATATGAACGGTGGAAAAGGCTTTATGATTTAGGATTCACTACACTCATGAGTAATGTAATGGATCTTACTTCTGAACTTAGATCTCTTGACGATAAGTTATATGAGTACAAAGGATCTGAGACTAATGCCAATTTATATTTTAGTTCTGGTACTACTATAAAGAGACCAAGTTTTGATCCACATAATCATGACTACCATGTGATTGTAAAACCCATATATGGATCTTGTATATGGGAAGTGAATGGTGAACAATATACTGCTGACTCATCTGGAGTATTGATACTACCTGCAGGCACTATGCACTCAGTAGTTGAGAACCAAGAACCCAGACTATCATTAACAATTAATATGTCAGGGTAGTGAAAAGATATATAGAGTATCTGAACAGTGTTGGAGCTGATAAGATTCCTCATAGGGAATCTGATTTGTTGACACATTCAAGAAATGTTTCTGACATGCTACGTGACTATGGTAGACCCATAGACGAACAAGTAGCAGGTCTTTTTCATTCAGTGTATGGTACTGAATTCCAACAATATAAAATAACGATACCAAGAGATACGATTAGATCTTTGATAGGAGAGTACTCTGAGTCTATTGTTAATTTGTTTTGTACTCTGAATGATAGAGCCCATACAATTTTGTATGGCAAAGGTTTAAAAGATCCAATTAAAGAAACTCTTCGGTGGTTAGAGTACTGCAACATCAAGGAGCAGGCTCCTAACGCCCAAATTTTAAAGGAGTTTGAAATCGTATTAAAGGTAAAGGTTAATGTTGATAGTTCGGTGCAAAAAATGTAACACAGAACTGAGTAGTAGCTCAAAGTCCCAGTGTTGTGGGTGCCCTAATCAAACCATAGTACATGGTGATACAGTTACGGCAGTAGATTTAAATGACGTTTTATTAATTAAATCTAAAGATAGTGTTAAAAATCAGGGTATCCTGACAGTTGATGACCTAAAATACCAAGAGGAGCGCCGAAAGCGCAAAATTAGAAAACTTACCTTCGAGGAACGATGATCAACCTAGACGAAAAGTACCATGACTATCTCACCAGCTCAAAGACTTTGAGAATTGATGGAGTTCAAGAAAGAGTACGAGGTTATGGTTATCATTGTGATGGTTCGGATATCCTTGGGTATTACTTGACAACAGATAACTATAAGTTGTATTATAATAACAATGAACAGTTTATAAGGATGGAGGCCTTGGCAGGACTGCCTGCTGAGAAGGTTGAAGTCTAAAAAAACTACATATATAAATTATTAGTACGAATTAGATTTTTGGAACATGAATCAATTACCTGACGCTCAAGTCTTCACACTTGCAAGGGGGAAGAGCGAAAAACTTATTAGAAAATCTACTCATGATCTTTGGAAGAAAAAAGATGTTTTAATTGTTGGGGTCAATGGTGCCTTCACAACCACAGATACTGAGTTGGTCTTAGGATATGAAACCAACTATCAAAAGTTTATTGATGAGACAGTTGTTGATGAGATCTATATTGTTTCTATGAATGACCCTTGGGTTATGAGAGCATGGTTTAAGGACATGAAGATCAAGAAGTTGAAACATCTTCCTGATGGTAATGGTGCCTTTTCAATGCGACTTGATCACCAAGGTGGTATGTCAGGTGGACTGACCGTTAATGAAATGTATAATAGAGGAATGGGTAAGAGAGGATGGCGTTATGTTATGTTGGTAGAGAATAATATTCAAATGTCATACATTGAAGAAGAAACACCAGATGGTGCTGAGAGTAGAGATAATTTACCAGGCGATTCAATAGAACTGACAACGTGGGATAAAGCTTTATCTTTCTTAAAGGGAAGAGAACAGGGAGACAGAATTAAAACTAGTAACTTCCATGCTTATGACCAATCTTTACCGCAATGAAGAAGATTAATCTTCAATATCTTGAAGAACATATGGAAGAGGTATTGGACGATGCCAGAAATGGAGAGTCCTACTTCATTCAAACTCCTGACGGAGAGATAGCGTTGGTTCCAGACAAGGATAGATTAAAGTCTTGTATTGAGTCTGGAACTGCTGTGCCTTTAGAGGACAGTCACTTCTGGAACCACGATGACGGTGCTTGACACAACTGAATAACTCGATTACAATACCGACGTAAACCACACGAGAGTCATGAACTCTTTCATCGATAAGTTCAAGAAGAATCTAGAAGTTCTAGAGAAGGCAGTTGATCAGGGGTTCGCTCTTGATTACAAGTATCCAAAGATCTATAAGAAGGTTCTAAGATACTATAAGAGTGAAGGATACCAGTTCAGTGAAGAAGATCCAGAACAGGAGTATTCATTCGTTATTAATCTAATTGCTGAGGATTTAAAGAATGTCTGAGTTTCAGTCTGATATAAAAGACAAAGAATATGATGAGGATGGAAACGAATTAGATAAACATGGGTTTAAAGTCAAGAAGTATCCTGATGGTTTAGGTTCAGTTCGTGCAGCAGTTGAGAATGCTGAACAACTGTGTGGATTGGATAAGAATGTTATGGCAGAACTACTCAAAGGAGAGTGGAGTCAGTCAACTACATTAAATTCTACAGGTAGGATGTCAAAGAAGATCGTAATAGAGTACGATATTAAACAGAAGAAGGATGACTGAACCCTCCTTACCTAAGAAGGCAGAAAATTTAACAAAGACTGCCTTCGATATTATAAAGGAGTATGTTAATAAGGGAACTCTATTAGTTCCCCAAGAGGTCAGACAAGCTCGTATAGATATATGTAATGACTGTAATAGACTTGATAAAGAACGTTTAGTTTGCAGGGAATGTGGATGCTTTCTTGTTAATAAAGTTAAGTTTAGTGCTGCTCGATGTCCATTAGATTATTGGTAAAATGAAACCACCACTTGAAGCTATACAAAATAACCCACCTGAATTTGATATAACAGATTTCATTGGTGTATTTCCTAACGCAGTAGAACCAGACTTTTGCGATTACTTATGTCAGTATGTGGATCAAGCTTCACAGGTTGCACCACGGAATTTTACGCATGTAAAGGATAAACAAATTTGTTTAGATGCCTTCTCGCCTGGTGAGGCAAAGGGGTTGATGGAATATGTTAATGGATGTTTGTTCTATTATATAAATGAGTTTTCATATCTTACTAACTTCAGTTATATAAGTGCATTGGTTTTGTTGCAGAAAACAGAACCAACACAAGGGTATCATATGTTCCACGGAGAAAATATTAATTGGAATGTATCTGATAGGACATTGGCATGGATGGTATATCTTAATGATGTAGAAGAGGGTGGAGAAACAGAGTGGTTGTATCAACAACGTAAAATAAAACCAACCAAAGGAACAGTCTGTATATGGCCTGGTAGTTTCACTCATTTACATAGAGGTAATCCTCCTATGAGTGAAAAGTATATTGCTACTGGATGGTATCAAGGTAACATAGGTCTTCCTCAAGTACATACTGCAGGGATAAATGATCAACAGTACATGGATTCTATGGCGTCATGACAAGAATATTGGTTACTGGTCATGAGGGATTCATTGGTAAACATGTTTTCAATGACCTCAGACATGAACAAGGTTATGGATATTTGGTAGACGGATTAGATAGACCAGAGGATATAGGAGACTGGGTTGGCCCTTCTGGTATGTTTGCAGAACATTATGATTATATTATTCATCTTGCTGCCTATGCTGCACTAAGGGATAGTGTGGATAATCCAGAGAAGTTCTGGGAGAATAATGTAGAGAAGTCCAAACCCATCTTTGATTATTGTAGAGAGAATAACGTTAGGTTATTGTATGCAAGTTCTGCTGGAGCCCATGAATGGTGGCAGAATCCATATGCAATAACAAAGAAAGCAAATGAACTCATGGCACCACCTAACAGTGTTGGTATGAGATTTTTTAATGTCTGG